AAGATGCAATATAGGTATGCGGTTTAGCCATAAAGGCTTTAACAGCACCTAATTGATCGAAGGTCGCATCAGAAGGAATTGTTCGAAGAAAATCGAACATAGACCCTTGTATAGGTTTACAAATCCATTGTGTCCAATAATCGGAAATAGCAAACACTCTAATTTTCCCGGCAGCTTCCAATTTAATGGCAAGTTTACCGAGAGATAATTGTGTAAGTTGGTGTTTTACATCAATGTTATTTTTATTCCAAAATTTTATCAAATTTTGAGATAAATTTGACATTAGTAAAACCATTTCCTTCAATCCGGATACTCTGTTAGGATCATTCAATCCCATTTCACCGTATTCTTTTTGAACCGTTTGGATAAAAGACAAAAGTAAACCTTTTCGTCCGATAACCATATGAGCCAGAGCATCAATACCTGATCCAATAAAAGAAATTTTATGGTTAGGACCTGTGGTAAGCATCATAGGAGGGCATTCTACATCAATATGAAATTTACATTTAATATTTTTTGTATTATACTCTCGCCAAAATAATTTAGCATATTTATCCAATTCATGAAATGAATCGAACATATCTAAACCAAAAGGCAGAGATTTTTCAAATTTCTCTAATTCGCTAAACCCAGGTATATTGATTTGCCCCTTGGAACCATCTTTTGCAAGATGGAACCGGCTCGCCGATATAGAAGAAAGATCAGGTTCTCCGTATTTACCAACCATTGCTTTATAACTATGTAGAATGCTTAATAAAGCACGAACATATATTATATTTTTACGTCTTATTAAAGAACGTAAGTGCGACGGAATAAATGCTGGAAGACCATGAATCAGTCTGATCCGTTGACCTAACTCTTGAGTTGAAGAGAGAGGAGTTCCTGCTAAATATTGCATAACTGCAATTGATGATACTTTAAGCCGGATAATCACTTGGTTAATACCTCGTGTCCGATTTATTGTATGCATGTACAAACCTATCAACCGTACTAATTTATTATTAGTTTTCGAAGATTTTTGTCCTAACCAACTCATTATATGTTTATAATAAGAAGGGAAGAACGATTCGATATTTCTATCGAATGAGATCATAGATTCTTTTAATATCCAACCTGGTTGAAGGTTAAACATGAAATCTCTACTAAATCTCAGCCCCATTTTAAAGGGGGATTCTGTAGACGATTTATCACCCGAAGGAAATTTTCTCGACACAGAAATAGGCGTATCACGAGGAGAAGCAATGACATCTAACGATGATTCATTTGACATCATTACTCGAATAAGTTTATTATACTCACTTTCCGTAAGATACAATAATTCATCCGAATTAGCTGGGTCTCTAATGATATACCCCCGTTTTTTATGTTCTGCCCACGAAATATCGCGGGAAAGCTCATAAAGAGATCGTTGGAATAAAACTGAAGTTAATTTCATAAATTGTTTTAGGCATCACACAGATGTCAATAAATAATAGATGTAAAGGTAACACAAACAGTATTAAACTTAAATGATCGGAAATGTCCATATCTCACTGAGATATTATTCTAATAGTTATCCAAAAGTCTACTCTAGGTTGGTAAGACCTCTATTAATTTCAAGACTCAGAGTATTTAACTCGGGTATTGGTGATTAACCTCACGGTTGATCTATCCATTAACAGATTTATAGAGCGATTCCTAAAAGAATGCTAGTAGCGACAACTCACCCCAAGTATTCAATATATTTGGCATCTAATCATATTACTTAATCGTAAGGTGACGGATGGAGTTCAAAGATCTACTCCGCTTTTCACAAAGTGGGGCGCAGATCGACCGACATGGAGGAATTTTCAGTGTATCACTACACATCCTATCACTCGCCGTATAGGCTCGGACCCTTGGGAAGGTTTAG